TAGAAGTAGAATTAGATACGACACCGTCAACAGTTGATGGTGCTGCTATTGTCAGACTATATAACATTGATTCAGGAGATGTAGTAATTACAAATACTACAACCAGCGCTAGTTTTACGATGCCAACAGGATCGATTACTTTCTGTCAAAAACTTCCTACTGAAACTTTGACAGCAAGTGCGAATGTAAAAGCCACTTCAGTCGCATTCACTATATCGTAGGAAAAAGATATGAAGCTAATAACAGAAATACATGAGTCTTTAAAAGTACTCACAGAAGAAACAAAAGATGGAAAAAAGAATCTCTTTATTGAAGGTGTATTCTTACAATCAAACACTCCAAATAGAAATGGCCGCAGATATAGCTCTGAAATTATGGAGCGAGAAGTAAACAGATACATGCAAGAAACTGTATCTAAAGGTCGTGCATATGGTGAGCTAGGCCATCCAGATGGACCAGGCATTAACCTAGATAGAGTATCACATATTATTACTGAGTTGCGCAGAGACGGCGACAACTGGATAGGTAAAGCAAAAATTTCTTCTACTCCTATGGGACAAATTGCTGCAGGTCTTATTGAAGACGGCGCACAATTAGGGGTATCTTCACGCGGCATGGGTTCTTTGAAAGAAGGAAAAGACGGAATCATGGAAGTACAAGATGATTTTTATCTTGCTACTGCTGCTGATATCGTCGCCGATCCATCTGCACCAGATGCATATGTTAATGGTATCATGGAAGGAGTTGAGTGGGTGTGGGATCATGGTAAAGTGGTTTCAAAATCTGTAGAAGAAATGAAGGAAGAGGTTGAAAAGGCATCTCGTCAGAGAATCCTTGATGAGCAAAAAAAGCTTCAATTGTTTGAACGTTTTATCAATCAAATCTCTAAAAATTAATTTTTATAAATACATAAACTAGATATAACTAGGGAGTACATCTAATGTCTGAAGAAAATCAAGTTGAAGTTGAAGAGACAGTAGATGTTGTTGAAGAGCAAGAAAACAATCTTGACGAAGCTTCAGCGGCAGCTGCTACTCTAAAGCCTTCGGCTACTAAGTCACAGATGCTTTCTGATCTGATGAGCAAAGTTGCCGGCATGACTAAGCAAGATCTCTCTTCTTTCCTCGACAAGACACTTGCTCAAGTCGGTAAAGAAGCAGATAGTGTGCCTGATAATTCAGGTAAGAACAAAGCTTCTGTATCAAATAGCGGCGCTGGTGTTCCATCACCTCGTGTTGCTGTACCTGCAAAAGCAATGAAGGAAGACATGGAAGAATTGCTCGGCGAGCAAGACGACCTGTCAGAAGAATTTAAAACTAAAGCTACTACGATCTTCGAAGCTGCTGTTAACAATCGTGTATCATTGATTGAAGCAGAACTTGAAGAAGCGTTCGAAGCTAAGTTGGAAGAGCAAGTAAGTGCTTCTGTCGAAGAACTTCATGAATCAGTAAACCAGTATATGGATTACGTGGTTGAGAAGTGGATGGAAGAGAATCAAGTTGCTCTTGAAAACAATTTCCGTGTCGAAGCAACTGAGAGCTTTATCGAAGGTCTTAAGAATCTGTTTGCAGAATCTTACGTTGAAGTACCTGAAGAAAAAATCGACATGGTTGATGAACTCGCTCAATTTGCTGCTGATCTTGAAGAAAAACTTGAAGAATCAGAAGCACGAAATCTTGAGCTTACCAATTTGATCAACGAAGCAACGGTTGAAGCAGCCTTTGAAGATGTATCTGAAGGTATGGTTCAAACACAAGTTGAAAAGCTTCGTTCACTTGCGGAAGGCATCGAATTTGCTGACGCTTCAGAGTATGGAGAAAAACTGAAGATCATTAAGGAACAGTATTTCACTGAGTCTAAAAAAGAGGAAGGATCTACTGGTCTAATTAATGAAGAAGTTTCTGTTGGTTCGAATGATGATGTTGAAGATGATGATGCGATTCGTGTAACACCTGAGATGCAAAATTACTTTAATGCTATCAAGACTTCAATCAGAAAATAACTTTTTTATAAATAGATAAGTATATCCAAATAAAAGATAATAGGAGTAACACTACTATGAATTTAAATGAACAAATTCAAAACAAGTGGGCACCAGTGATTTCGCATCCGGATCTTCCAGAAATCTCTGACTCACATCGTCGAGCGACAACTGCTGTCATTCTCGAGAACACTGAAAAGGCTCTTCGTGAGTCTGCTGAAATCGGTGCTTCTCAGAATTTGATGGAAGCCCCAACTAATGCTATTGGTAACGGTCTTCCACACAGCGGACAGGTTGCAACTTTCGACCCAATCCTCATCTCTCTTGTTCGTCGTACTCTGCCAAATTTGATGGCATATGACGTATGTGGTGTACAGCCAATGACTGGTCCAACTGGACTGATCTTTGCTATGCGTTCACAGGTTGTTAATGGTGCAAATACTGATGCACGCGGCGAAACTTTCTACAACGAAGTTGACACTGGTACTTCTGGTGAAGGCGGCTACGGCTACGATAACGACAGCGTTGATTCACAAGCTGGTTTCGGTGCTACTAAAGAAGGTGGTATCGCTACTGCTACTGCTGAAGGTCTTGGTGAGTCTGGTAACGAGTTCAACGAAATGGCATTCACCATTGATAAGATCTCTGTTGAAGCTAAGACTCGTGCACTGAAGGCTGATTACTCACTCGAACTGGCTCAAGACTTGAAAGCTGTACATGGTCTTGATGCAGAAGCTGAGCTGAGCAATATGCTTGCAGCTGAGATCCTCGCTGAAATCAACCGTGAAGTTATTCGTACTATTAACTGGACAGCTGTTGCTGGTTCACAAGGTACAGTTGCTTCAAATGGTACTTTCGACCTTGATGTTGACGCTTCTGGTCGTTGGTCAGTTGAGAAATTCAAGGGCCTTATGTTCCACATCGAGCGTGAAGCAAATAAAGTTGCTAAAGACACTCGTCGCGGTAAGGCTAACCTGATCATCTGTTCTTCTGACGTAGCTTCTGCTCTTCAGATGGCTGGTGTTCTGGATTACACACCTGCTCTCAACAGCAACTCATTGGCAGTTGATGACACTGGTAACACATTCGCTGGTGTATTGAATGGTCGCTATCGTGTATACATCGATCCATATGCAACTACTAACTACATGAACATCGGCTACAAGGGTTCAGGCGCATTTGATGCTGGTCTCTTCTACTGCCCATATGTTCCACTGCAAATGGTACGCGCAGTAGATCAAGATACTTTCCAGCCTAAGATTGGCTTCAAGACTCGCTACGGCATGGTTGCAAATCCATTCGCTCGCGGTGCAGTTACGACTAATCAAGGTGTTATTGGTCAGGCTTCTAACGTCTACTATCGTAAGTCTACAGTAGCTAACTTGCTATAATAAAAAGAATCTCTTAGAGATCATTTTGCAGGGGCTTCGGCCCCTGTTTTTTTGCCTGTACAAAATGCATAAATATAA